GCAATCTTATTAAATTTTTCAGAAATAATTTGGTGATGATGACCCCCTATAAACTCAGGCCAAATATACTGGATAAAATCTAAAAAATTCTCTGAGACCTTATCTCTAGTTTTTGTCTGATCAGCCTGAGCATACGCCTTTAAGTACTCCTTTTGCTCATCTAATGGTAATTTTTTTATAAAATTTATATCTTCGGTTATCTGAATCATCGTTTTTAAAATGAATACCATGACTGTCTGAATTAAGCAATAAAGGGTAAGCTTGGGACCCCTATTTCTCATTAAAGGGGGTGGGCCCTCCCGTCGGCGATCGGGTGGGCCCGCCCTGTGGTACCTCTATCCATTTGGGGGTGGGCCCGCCCCTGATTGGCTCATGCGTGAGCCATGCAATAATAACATGGGATATTATAAGATTTAGCTTGACACGATAATTAAAACGAGGCGATTTCTCGCCTCGTTCATGCATAACTTATTGGGATAAGTTATTCGGTTGAGTTATATTCTGATCATCATATTGTTCTTTACTAATTGCAATACGTTGACCAAGTAAATCATTCTTCAGGTAATATAGATTTGGTAAATCTCTATAACTACGATAGTCATAATCTTTATACCATGCCTGATCACACATTACTTGTTTCGGTTCAGTTGTTCTGCCGAAATGATTTAAAGCTTGTTCAATGTGTTCTCTAATCCAATCGTTCTGACAATTCAGCGAACAGAAATTTCCATTGCCATAATAAAAGTCGGAACGTCTACGAGTTTGATAAGCCTTGTTTCCTTTCGTGCCACGAATACGATCTTTCGTTCTGTATTCATGGCACTTTGTTCCTTGACAATACTTCATTGATTTAAAGTTTGGGTTTGATTTATTTCCCACTTTCTACTTGCAGTTCTGTATTGAGGTTGACCATTATTTACTTCTTCAGTTGCCCACACATCAATATACTTTTTGTATGGATAGCCAAATTTTTTATGGTGTCCTTCAAAACAATTCTCGTCAAGAGTTGCTTTACGTTCAATAACCATGTCGTGTTTTTCGGCATAGTATTTAATATAAAAGATTGCTTGTTTAACCATTGGCAACCTCACAAATAAGATAAGATATTTTCTTATCAGCATTTAAAGTATTAAGAGCAACAATACATTGTTCTGCTCTTTCTTTTTGTTCGGAATGTTCAGCGACATCAAACCAACTTTCGCCATCATTCCAAGAAGTCTTTTTAATAACTAAAAAGACTTTATTAGGATTGTTCATATTATCCCTTTCATTGTTATTGTTATACATGGGATAATAATACTTTATCCCACGTATAATGTCAAATGAATTATTGTGTGGTTTGTTGCTTGTTGTATGCCTGACGTAGAGCAATTTTTTGTTCCCTTGATATGCTCTTATTTTTCATGCCTTTAATTCTTTCAGCAAGATTTTTAGGATTGTAAATGACCAAGCCAGTTGAATTGGTTCTGATTATTTCTGCGTCATTAATAGTTAGACCAAGTTCAGTTGCTAACTCTAAACCCTCATCTAAATATCTATAACCTTTTAAACCAAGTTTAATTTCTTTCATCTGATTTAAAATGCTTTCAATCCATTTTTCGTGTGCCATTATTAATTGACCTTTAGCTTGTTGCCAACTCATCAAGATTGCAAACTCATTCTCTTTACAAGCGATTGATCTATCTCGGCAATACTCTCTACCGATTAAATCTAAAACATAATCATTGTTCCACTCTTTCGCAAAAGAAGTTTGATTATCCGAACCACCATTCATGCCAAGATATTTTTCGTTTGCGTCATCAACTTTAGTCCAATGTGGATTTGATTGATTGTCTTTCTGTTCAATGTTTATATCAGGATTGCAGTTCTCTCTACCTTTCAACTCATCACGATACATGGCATAAGCAAAATCATTTTGCTTTCCACTTTCTTTACCATTGATATTGCCATTAAGTTTAAAATCAAAATGACTTTCAATATATTTGTCTTTCATTATTGGTTTGTCATTTTCATCTCTATCCTCTACCTGACCTTGATATCCAAAATGGAAACAACTATCTTTTGCGATAGTGTCCACATTTTCAAACTTGTTTTGTAAATGATAAGCCATTTTAATATCTTCAGGTGTGTAATGTCGGCTTACTATTTCTTCTGCAAGTTTCCACGTTTCATCTTGTAGAGGTTTCATATTCTCTCTTGCTTGAAAGAATTTTTCTTTCTCTTGCGTGTTCTCTTGTTCAAGATGTACTCGCATACGATTGGCGATCTTGTTCCGATACTCTTGATTTAATCTAATACGCATAATGTCCTTTCTGTTAAGTTAAAAATAAAGTTATATACTTATTGACACGTTCTGTCTAGTAATATATAAGATTTTCTATGATGATTTATGGAAACACAATTAAAGATATAATTAAGATATATCCAAAATGGGTTTGGGCAGGAAATATTTTTTGCGTTGCTCTCGGACTTTGGGTGATATTTTGGTTGTAGATAGTTTGCTATTTTACCCAATGCTATTTTTCATTGGGTTAGCAATATTATTTTTGTTCGATATTTAAGCTTCCAAGCTTGAGCGAGATTCGTCATAGTTCTAGACGCTGGTAAAACAGGTGGCGGATCTCGGTCAAGCTCCTAGTTAATTGCTAGTAGGCCTTGCCTTAGGCGTTAAATAATTGACTCCAGGCCTCAACGTGCTTGACCACTTTAAAATGGTTCTAAATTAGTGGAGGAAGATAAACCTCTATATCAAGGGTGCGCGAAAGGGATCCCCGAATGTCAACTGAAATACACTGCGTTGGCCTCCCTCGACACATTAGAATCATTCTAAAGTAAAAAATAAAAAGATGAGTAAGTCCTCAAGCGGGTGGGCCCGCCCAATAAAGTATAAGAAAAAAAATTTACAGGTTGACAGCACAGGGGCTCTGGGATATAGTGGGATCTTACCTCGTTTGATGTTTTTCCGGTGATTAAATTTGTCAAAACATCCCGGTCCTGGGTATTGATACAGCTCAGGGCCAGCGCTAACAATGGAAGGAACAAATGAAAGAAATAATAGTAAGAGGAAAAAAAGTAAAAGTCCCATTTGAGGATGCAGACTATAGACTGGATGGCGAGCAGGATGTCGAGCTACAGAATCCATTCAGTGGAGAGAAGGCCACGGTGCCTGGATACGCTGCAGCTGTATACGATGTGATTAAAGGCGCGGAATCGCTGCATCAATATAAAACAGTTGAGAAGGGCCTGGACTGGTTTAGCCGGCACTTCCCCAAACAATATATGGTGCTACTTGATTAATAAAACATTTAGCCAACTACACGCTGAGCGCGCCGCCAGGCGCGCCCGGCACGACGCGGCCCAATACGGCCTGAAATTAAGATTAAAAAAAAAACAAAAAAAGAATAAGTCTTCAAGCTCCCAAGCGGGTGGGCCCGCCCATAAAGAATCAGGGCACGAGCGACCAAGCTTGACAGGCTGCAAGCTGTAGGATAATCTGGGACATATGAATAAAAAAGAAGCTAACAAAATCACCGGAGGACTGAGCGCACCAGGTAAGATGCCAGAGGGCAGCTACAACCTGCCAGCTGTTGCATGTATTACAGGCGCGAAGCTGCGCAAGATCCCGGGCACCCCGTGCTGGGGCTGCTACGCCTTCAAGGGCCGCTACAATTTCCCAAATGTTAAGGACGCGCTAGCCAGAAGGCTGGAGAGTCTCGGTCACCGTGACTGGGTCCAGGCAATGGCAGTACTTATAAAAGGAAAAAAATTTTTTAGATGGCACGACAGCGGAGACCTACAAGGGCCCGAGCACCTTAAAAAAATTTTTGAAGTCTGCAAGCTTACACCGGAGACCAGGCACTGGCTGCCAACACAGGAGCGCAAGCTGTTGACTCTTCTGGATCCAGACATAATTCCAACCAATTTAATTATTAGACTAAGCAATGCAAAAAATGATACGAAGCCCGGCAACGCCTGGTCTCATTGGTCCACTGTGGTGTCTGCACCTAGTGGCGGCCACTTATGCCCGGCCCCAGATCAGGGCAACAACTGCGGCAGCTGTAGAGCCTGCTGGAATAAAGATGTCAAAGAAGTTCAATACAGAATACACTAAATTTTTTCAAGAAAATCTACACAGGAATCGAGGCCACAAGCTAAGGGCTCAAGCCGGATCCCGGAGTCTACAAGCTCGCGGATCTGGGACCCAGAGTACAAGCGTACAAGCTGGTCCAGGGCACAAGCTACCAGGACAAATGTATGTTTTTGATGCTTAATATGGAAAGATATTTGGTGAGGAGAGAACCTCACAAAATTAGGGTTCTTAAGGGTGGTTACCTTTAATTCAACAGTGAAAAAGTTCCCACTAGGAGCGTACCCCAAAAGATCAGGAGTGCCGAATAAAGCCCAATTTTCCAGCCTTGTCCACGTAATTCCTTTAGACTCATGTTTTAATTTTCTCCACAGTTCTCGCTCTTTCATAGGTGGTCTAACCGCCCTAATTCAAAACTATAATTTACCGATGATTTTGCCAATATTGTGGACAGGTCTTTGACATCTGAAAACTAATCTATGTGTCTCGTTATCGCCAATAATCTGATTCTCAAGTAGAAGAATATCCGACATATCGTACATCTCACCGTTTGGTAATTCCACTTGGACTCTCGCGTTCTGAGCAACCTCAGCCTTCATGAACTTCTTCATTACGTGATTTAGAATCTTTCCTGTAATCGCCATTCTGTTGCGCTTATAAATTAAGTGTTGTATATTGTCAATTATTATGTCCGGACCACCAAAACAATTGACGTCTCAGCAAATGAAATTTGCTAATCTTATAGTCTATGGAGTAGAGGGAAATCCCATCACCAAGACAGAAGCTGCAAAACGTGCAGGTTATTCTGATACTGGAAACTGGTGTTCGGTAGCAGGATCTGAACTAACTGATCCAATGAAATATCCACTCGTATGTGCGTATATCAGCAATCTAAGAGATGAAGTGCGACAGAAATACAATATCACCTACGAAGCTCACCTAGAAGAGCTTGGAAAGATTAGAGATATGGGTAAAAAAGACAGTAGGAATCTAGCGAGCGCAGCTACCACTGAAATAGCTAGAGGTAAAGTTGCTGGCTACTACATTGACCAAAAAATTGTGAGACATGGGAAGATTGAAGATATGAATCTCGATCAACTATATGATCGCATGAGAACAATTAAAGTGAAGAACGAGAGGTTGATGAGAGCTAAAGAGGATTTAGCTAGAGCTAGTGCGGAATCAGTGTCAAAACGTAAAACATCGCAACAAAAAAAATTACCATCGCCACAACAAACATCTGATCCGGATTCCACATCTTAAATTCTCCTCATTGCAGCAATATGAGGCTGCATATTTTTACATTTTATATTTTTAAAAAAGGAAATCAATGTCAATCGATCTCCCTTACCAGCATCAGAATTGTTAGAGGCATGCCAGTTTGAACCATCAAATAAAACCAACCTGTTAAAATTAGAAAACAATTCAACCTTTTTGGTGAATCTAGAATTATTTTTATCTTTGTACTTTTTCATACGCTTTTTATCCTTTAAATCTCTATAAAATTTTTCTTTCTCCTCCTGATACTTAGGTAAAAGATTAAAATGTTTCCCCTCATACAAGCATGTGCCACTTTGCAAATGATTACTTAGATAAATAATGGAAGTGAACTCATACGCCAGATCGGAGTGAACCCACCCCTCTTCTCCGTAGGTTCCTTGAGGAACGCGTTGAAAATGCTGGTCGGCTTCCCATTGCAAAGTATCGCGCTCCATAGGATATAACAGAGCCATTATCTTCTGAGTGGACCAGAGGAAGAAATCCTTATCTACTTCATGAAGAGAAGCACTTCTCGTACCAGGCCACCTACCATTTTCAGCTCGTGTATATTTTAATGTCTTCGATAATTTCACAACGGCCTGTGGATCAGTAAAAAAATTGTCCACAATCAAAGTGGGCCACTGCATAATCTATCTTTTCTTTTTCTTTTTAGCTTTAGCTTTTTTCTTTTTCTTCTTAATCTTTTTCTTTTTCTTTGGCATATTGTTATATTTCTCCTTCAGTACGTTATACTTTTCTTCACTTAACCAGTCAAGATCTCCCCATGCAGGATCCGGAAACTCAGACTCATCAAACATTTAGCTTCTCCATCTTGGTAATACATTTAATTGGAAATACATTTCTATCTGAGTATGCTTCATCCTTCTGATCATAACTAGCAAACGTCCACATAAACTTTTTAGTTTTCTTATACACATACGCAAACGTTACCATCTTGGCACACTCAAACTTATCAAACTCTTCGGCCGTCGCGTGTCCACCATCTGATGTAATATCTACCCAGGATATTTTATAGAAATAGTATTTCTTCTTATTGATGGAGACGTGTTTATATTTAGATTTCTTCCTGAACATACTACTGTATACCCTCCCTCTTATAAAATGGAAAATAAAAATAGTGAATCATGTGCGCGCGTCCCTTAAGTTGTTGGTATTGCTAGCTTTTTGAATAATTGTATCTTTTGTAACCAATTGTATCCTACTCAAAGATACAATTTTGAGCGAATAAGTGTTGGTATACAACAAGAATAACTTTTGTACCAATTGTAACCACTTTTAAAAAAAAATAAAAAAAATATTTTTATTTTATAGAAATAGGTGTATACAGGGATACAATGCAATTAATGGCTAATTTCCTTGCTTATCTCTTCGTTTTTGTATCTTTCTGCCTCTTTATTCTGGTTACAATTCCTATAATACTCATCCACTTTACGAAGGAATGCGTGTTGGTAGCCGACAAATTCCTTGT